CCATCAAAGGTTGGTTGTTCTAAGAACTCTTCAAAGTTACCAATAGGTTCAATAATTGAACTATAACTCTCTTGTAGCCGATTAGAATAATTAAGTCTTTTCTGTGCTTCATCCTCATTACCAGCTATAAAACTAGCAATAGCACCAAAACCAGCAACATCGGATTGTACTTGTTGGGCTCCCGCTCTTACAGACTCAGAAAATTGTTCACGAAACCCAACAGGAAAAGCAGTGTCATCTCGTAGTGCATACGCCTCACTTTGCGCTGCACCCCGTTCAAGTGCTCCTAAAGTTTCTCGGTTTCGTTCAAAAAAAGTTTGAATAGGTCGTTTTGATTTTTCTGCCACACTTTTATCCTGTTCCCAAGTTTCTACGTGCTTGATTAACCTTACTAACTTCCATTAAAATTGGAATGGCTTCTGATCCAGCCCCCGTTTCAATTTCTTTCCTTGTAATAAACTGCCCACTAGTTAAGCCCTTAGACCCAGGGTTTCTAATCCCAAAGTATGCAGCGTTATCGGGGTCAGTTGTTTCGTTAAATTGAGCATCATAAGCAATAATATTTGGACTTAAACTTAAACCCTCACGTGCTTGCCCTTTTGCTTGACCAAAAGATAATATTTTTTCAAAAATACCGGGTTCGCCAATTGAACCAAAAAATTCTCTTAAATATACCCCACTAGCGCCTAAGAAAGCATCCATTTCGTCTCGAGTTTTTATTCTTGATGCTCTTTGTGTAATCCCTCTGCCCATTTCTAGGTTAAACTCAAAATCAGGCTTTCCGGTATCATCAACAAACCCATCAAAAAAGCTGATAAGACCAGAATCACTTTCGGGTGGTTTGTTCCTTTCTGCAATATCTTGTTGTATTTTTCTTTGTTGTTCAACACCTTCAAAAGTTAAATATCCAGTTTCAGCAAACCGCAGTAACGCTCCGCCGTAACTTGCTCTTTGTTCACGGGTCATAGCTGCCCACATATCCAAAACAATATTTTGTGCGGCCCTAGACTGGCTATCATTTTTTACACGAATAAAATTATTAGCTTGTCCTAAGAAGTCAATAACTTTTTGTTGTTGTGCATCGGGGACATCTGTGTTTCCAGCAATTCTATTTAATATTTCAGTGTAAGCAGTAAGATTATTGTTTTCTCTAGCTTCTCGTAAAGCATTAAGATCTTCTTTGCTTACTTTAAAAGGACTGTCTTTAGTGACTTCTGCAGTTTGTTTTGTTGTAACTGGAGTACCAGATAATAAATTTAAGTTGTTTTTGTATTTATCAGCAAAAGCAATAGGGTCTGCTTGAAATTCGGGTAATAGGTTTGGGTTTATCTCAAAAGCATCTTTTAGTACTTGTTTATTTAAAACGCCTCCATTTTTGTAAACGTTTTGCATTTCCTTTCTTTTTTCTAAGTCTTCTGTTGACCGTTTACCAAACTGTGCTTTAAGTGCATCAATAGGACCAAAAAACGGGTCGACTGCCGCTGTTATAGCTGTAAAAATATTGTTATCAGAAAGGTTTTTAGACCTACCTAAAAGACGATTTCTTTGGTCTTGAGAATATTTATCTGAGTTAAATTCTTCTGGCGTAATACCAAAAGGAGGTGCTCCTTTTGTTTGAACATAGTTTCGCAGTTCTTCAGGTAAGGCTTCATTTTTAAAAGTTCTACCTGATTTGCCCCTTTGGGCAAAGAAAGACTCCCTATTACCCAAAACAAAATTTATTTGTTCTTCTGAAAGTTTCTGTGTAGGAACAATAGATGTAGCAGGTTCTGCTCCTTCTTGGGGTCCTTCTGTTGGTTCAGTATCTGAGCCTGCTAAAGAACCCTCTAATCCACCAGCTAAATTAAATAAATAGTCTTCTCTTTGACTCCTAGCTTCTGGGCTCAAATCAAAGAACCTTAAGTTTCGTGCTTCTGCATAGGAAGGGCGTTGTAGTCTTTCAATACCTGGGTCTAATAACTCTATACCTATGCCCTCTTTATACCCATCATATATATCATCGAGAATTGTTTCTGGGAATGCCCCAACTGTATTTTCTTCTACGGCTTCCTTACCACCAAAACCAAAAAGTTCTGCTACTTTTTTGCCGGCGGCAGTAATTGGTGCAGTAAAGCTTCGGTTATTTTTTTTATCTGCAACACGGGCTTGCATTTCTATACCCCCTGCACCGTCAAGCGCCTCTGGGTTATACTTTAGTGTCTTAGGATCAAATTCTCTCACCTCATCTACGCTACTACCAAGCCAAGCGGGGGCAATCTTTGTAACATTGAACCCATTGTCAATTCCTTTTTCTCGGCCATACACTGTAAGATAGTCTGATCCTCTAGGAGTTCTGTCATCATAAGTAGACTTAAACTGATTATAATCCTCTTCAGTTTGTAGTAAGCTCGTTGGATTATCTTGTATAAACAAAGCAAAAGGCTTTCTAACTTCATCATTTAGTTTTGATTCAGCTCGAGATATAGCAGTTTTGCTACGAGCTATTTCTTGGTTTTTATAATCCTGTGCGTCTTTAACTGTTCTAAAAATAGGTGCTGCCATTATATTTTCCCTAAAAGACTTCCTATCGAACCACCAACACTACCTAAAAACGAATAGTGTTGTGATCTGGAAGCTGCTTTTGCGTTTGCATAAGCATTTTTTCTATTTACATTTATATCACCTAACCCAAGTAAGTTAGATAGAGCACTTTGAAAATTTTGACTTAGTAGCCCTATGTTCTCTCTATTAACTTGTTGATTAATTATTTCATCACTTCGTATAGCTTGAGTTCTCGCGCCTGCAATGTTTGCTTGGCCTTGTATTTGCCCTAACTTATTTGATTCTTGTGCTTCAACTGCTGTTTGTTGTACACCATATCGACTACGTTCTCTTGCTGCTCTTTGTTGTGCTCTTTCATTTGCAGCACGTGCATCGGCTTCTGTTTCAGCAACTGTATTAACTTCTTCTGGAAGCAGATTAATTGTTTCACTTACAGGTGGAGTATACTCAGTTACATTTGTTTCATAAGGATTTGTTTGAGTAACACGAGGCTCTACTTGAGTAGTTAAGTTCGCTAATGTAGATTGAAATAATTCCATGCTAAAGACCAAAAGATAATTTAGAGCCCTCATTGACGCCTTCAATTGTTTCAGTAGATTTTGGGGTGTACTCTACTTTTGCTAAAGGGTTCATAAGTGCTGAAAATAAACCGGGGTTTTCTGCCGGCACTATAGCACCAGCATCATTATACGTAATTCCTGGGTCTCCTGTCATAGCTCTAGCCGCCGCATTCATTCTGCTATTAATAAAAGAACCTGCTGTGTTATACAAAGCCCCCCGTTTAGCTAAATCTCCTTTTTCTTTAGCCATGGCTTCCGTTAAATCTATGTTTGCCATTTGACCGGTTTTTCTAAGCTCCCCTTTATCCTCTATCTGCTCTTTACCGGAAACAGCTTTTGCGACATCTATGTCTGTTTGCGTTTCTTGGATTGTCCCCAGTCTCCTACCTGTTGTCATGTCAGCAACGGCATTAGATGCAAACTGCGCGGGCAAAGCAATGTTTTTTGCTAAACCCAAATCCATTTCCTTTGCAATTCTTTGTTCCGTGTCAGCAGCTGCTATACCCTGTTGGGTTGACACTCGATCCATTTCTTTCTCTTGGATCGATTTAGTTAACTCTGCATCTAATCGCTCACGTAGAGCGTTAACTTTGGGGTCCAGTTTTGCTTTAAGGTTTTTCTCAGCTTGAGTTTCATTGAGAAATCTACCTTTTTTTACCTTTCTTTTGCTCATATTTTATAACTCTTTTCTAAATGTCGATGTGACTAATTTAAAATCAAATTTCTCGGCGGTCTTTTTCCACCCTTGTCTACTGGATTCAAACTCTATTGCGACCGCATTTAAAGTTTCTGCTAGTCGATCTAAAAAGTTAAATCCTACTTTTATATAATTATACTCTGGTTTTTGATAACTTGCCCAGACAAAAAGCGTTCCAATGCCACTTGGGTCTGTTACAAACTGTGTTATAACAAAACCTACGTATTGATCCTCTTCATAAAACATATATAAAGTTGAATCACCCTCTCTTAGGGATAGGTAAACGTCAGCTACAATCCAATCAGAATAACTTTTCTCTCTAATCTTTTTTAGGTGGGGTTCAATTTTTTCAAAAGAATACTTGAGCTCGTTTGGTGGAATCCGTTCAATTGAAATCCCATCAATAGTCAATCTCTGAACCATATCTCTTATACCTTTTACGCGGAGACAATCCTACTCCACGGTATTTTACTAATCTACGTACACCTAAATCACCGCCTCGTGCTCTTTGTTCTGCTTGAGTTACTTCTTGGTTAAATAAACCTAAGTAATCTGCAGCTGCACGTGGGTCAGTCCAATCTCTTGCTGGGATTCTTAACAGTCTATATAAAGTACCATAAATAATCCCATCTCGATAATCGTTTGAAAAATCAGTATCTATATTATTTGAAGTTCTAGTTGGCTTTAAAGCGACGCTTATTTGTAAACCATTTGTAACTGTTGAGTTAGGTACTGGTACAACCCAAAAAGTATCCGGGTTTTTTTGTAAATAAACTTGGGGCAATGAGGTTTTATTCCTCCAATCTGGATAATTTAATTCTAAACTTCTTGGACTAATTGGGTCTAAGTCGTCTCCATCATAGGTCATCCATAAAATTTTGTGGACATCAGTACCTGCAGGTTGATCAAACTCATACTCATAAACACCACTTATGGTTGTAATCGGGTCAAGATCAAATACATAGGCACTAGATCGTTCACACAATTCTATGGTTGCTGATCTAAGAGTAGACTCAACTAAAGAGTCTGGACAATTAGGAACATAAGGTAAAACTTCTCGAACTAAAGAACTAAAATTTGCCATTATTGTGGTACTCCTACGGTTCTACCTGTCTCTGCATTTCTATCTAAGTTAGGGTCTAAAATAGCTTCAGCATTACCCCCACCAGAAATACTACCTATAAATAATTGATAATGAGTCGCTGTTCTCTGTTGATTACCAGCAAACTCTGCATCTTTTAAATAAGCTCTATATAAAACAAAATTTAAAATAGCATTACCATAAGTATCTTCTAGGTCTATTGTGCTAGAAACAGAACTTAAATCAGTAGGTAGTTTTGAGTATATTAATTCAACATAGGCATTAGAACCTGATGCTACTCCAGGATATACATAAAACTTTTTAGGATCATCAGGATCAAACAAATAGTTTTTAATAATAGAACCATGCGCTGAAGAACCCGTTACTGTTGGATCATGCCAATCTGGTTCAATAGAGTTTAATAAGTCTTCTTCTACAATTCTAATTGACTTAGCACCAGTAGCATCTGAGGCTGTCCCCGACATATTTCGAGTTACTTTGATAAGACGAAGTCCGCCGGAAGGCAACGTTTGTTCTGTTCCTGTTGACAACTGAAGATTTGCATGGGTAGCAGTTGCTTCGGGTCTAAAATTAACAATCTCGCGTTGTGCATCATTAATATAAATTAATAATTCTGCATCAGTCCAACGAACACCAGAGCTATCTTGTAAGGTAAGTCTAGCTCTATCAATAATATTAGTGCCCGTTAGTGTTCCCA